GCCTGGGCGTGTGATCGCCCATGCGCCTCGTAAGAAAGATGTGTTATTGGTTGGGATCATTGGTCTGGTCTGGTTGTTCGTTAGGTGTCAACATTTGCAACTCGCGGTCGTCAATATCAACGCCGAACTTTGCTTCGTATTCTTCTTTGATGGTCTTGCGCTCAATAATCTCAGCACAACGCTCGCGGATATGCTCTGCGTGTGTCTTGCCTTTCTCCTGCAAGATGCCAGTCATGTTGACTGCACCGAGCTTGTATTCGTCGGCTTGTGTTTTTGAGTCGTTGCGTGGATCAATGGAAAGCTTTGGCGGCATTGTGAAGTCCCAGCGATACCAGTCTTCTGATGCTGGGAGCAAGCCGAGCTTGATTGCCTTAGACAATGCCCAGCCAACAATGCGTCGAGCTGGTCTGCGTAGCACGTCTTGACGCGCTTCAACGCTGGAGCGTGCGCGTGCTTGGATGTTTCTGATGGTTGTTCCTGTGACGTTCTCAGCCTTCCATACTAGCTCCACGGGCCACGGGATGCCTGCTAGTGCCTCACGTATGATGCGATCTTGGAACTTGTCCCACATATCACCTGGTCTTGAATGGTCAATGCTCTCAAGCTTGCTGCCGCTGTTGCTCTTAAAGTGACGCACCATGCCTCCGCTATAGCTTTGAACTGCAAGCCTGTCAGAGTCGCCAACTTCGCCGGTGAGGCTTACGCTTGGATCGTCGAGGTCAACGCCACCTGTGTCTGAGTATTCAATGAGTGCATGAGATGATACCATCATCTGCGCCATCAATTCCCATTCTTGTGATGTCTTTGCCTTACGAAGCTCATGAATCGCGTGGCTCAGTGCTGGGATGCCTCTGCCTTGATTGTGCCATTGCGGGTCGGCAATGTGCACCATGTCTTGTGATGAAATGTATTGGTCGCCGCTTGCTTCGTTACCAAGCACGCAGTATGCGACCGGTGATCCGTTGCGGTTCTCAACGACTCCGTTGCGTATCCTGTTGCCACGATATGCGCCGACAAGTAGAATGTCCTCTTTCACGCTGGATTGGCGTGTGCCAACTCTATGCGCTGGGATGTGCTGAATCTGTGGATAACCAGACTCTGTCTCGGTGAGTAATATGAAGACGTCGCCATCTCGGTCAACTGCCACGCTGTTCATCTTTAAAGATGTGCGGAAGTCTTGCAAGTTGCCTTGCACGTCGCAGACATTGAACCAGCTTTGCAGCCATTCTTTTGCTGCGTCGCCGAACTCGTTGTCTTTGCCTTTAAATTCTGGTTCCCATGCTCTGCCGACTACTCCATCAGCTTTCTGCATGATGGCACCGCGAGGGACTCCGAAGTTTGAAAATATAACGCGAGACTGCGACATGGTCGCGCGATGGTCTGACTGTGTGAACAAGTCATCTAGGTCGCGTGCAAAGTCTGGCATCCAAGGAACACCGCGTGTGTATCTGTCGCTGCTGCTGACTAGCTTGCGCTGGTGTTCGGTCGGGCGTCCGTTGCTGTCTAATATGCTCATATTAAAATTGTCCGAAACTTTTGCCGGTGTAGTTGACTCCTTTGTCAATCATCTGTAATGCCTCGTCCAAGCAGCTAAACCACTCAGAGTTTGTCATGTTCGCCATTGATGAGAACGATGCACCATTGGCACTGCCGCTAACTACGTCAGAACCTTTATTAGCTGCAATCTCTTCGATTGCGTCCTCAAGCCACGCTTCCATGCGTGCTTTGTTTTTTGCACTTCTCGCGCCGTAGCGACGAAGCGATTGTATGAATCTTGATGATGCAGCCATTACAAATGGCTTTCATTTCAACTATTCGGCTTCAACTTGTGCATCAAAGGCAAATACTTTATAAATTGAGGCTGCGATGATCTGCATTGTCTCACAATCCCAAAGGTGGTTGCCGACGTGTGGCTTGCTGACAACGTATCGCCACTTGCCTGGTGAAACCTCGCGCTTGACTTCGTTCTGCATCTGCTTGAGATACTCTTTGCTGTGGTCAACGCCAATCTGCCAGCCGTTGCCCTCGCCTCTCATGAGTGCCGATAGTGTGTCCTTTGCAAGTAAGTTTGAGAACTTGACATATTTATAATAAACTCCTGTGTGGGTTCTCGCTCGTTGAATTGAGGAGAACGGTTTGATGACTCTGCGCTTGCCAATCTTGGTGGCGTATCCATTTGCCTCTTCACCAAGTAAGCAGTTCCACGGGTTCGGATCGTCTGCGGTTACTGACTTGCGACATTCTAAAGCTACTGTGTCGGGTCTATAGCCACGATCAACAAAGACGCAACGATTCGGCACCTTCATTCTGTCTCGTAACATTCGCAGACCTTCCCATTCGTCGATCTTGCCTTCATACAGCAAACGGCTTTTGCCTTCAATGCTCCATGCTCTGATGACTACCCAGAAGTGATCTTGCTGGACGTCCACTGTCATAAAGCGGAAGTTCTCAAACTCCCACTTCTGCCCGTCAAAATACTCTGCCATGCGATAGGCGTCTGTTGCTCCTTTAAGCGTGACAGTCTCATTTGGCTCAACCCATGACTGAGCAAGTCGCTTCTGAATGAACTGACGCATCGGTGCAAGATTGAGTCGCTTGCGTGCGTCCTGTGCTGTGATCCACTCCATGACCAGCTTGCTCCAGTCAATCCACCACACAGCCATTGCTGGGTATGTTGCCGCGATGCGTCCTGGCTTGGCGTTGTTGTTGCGGCTGACGTATTCTCCGCTTGCTGACAGTGTGCGTCTGACTTCTGCTTTGTCTTCAAACTTTTCTTTGCAGTCTTCGTTGGCGCATTCGTAATGCACTGACTTCTTGATCTCGTCCCAATCCCACTCTTCCGCTTCGTTCTTGATGTGCTTAAACTTCACTTGCTTCCACTGATACGTCTGTCGCTCGTCGCATGATGGACATTTGAAGCAATAGTCGTGAATCAATGCGTCTTGAAATGCGCCATCAAACTGGTCTCCCTCGCTGCCACCCTGTGAGACTAGAACCACGCGACTGTTCCACCTGTCGTGAGTTCGCCGGCGTGCCTCTTCCAACATGCCGTCTTTCCATATCCAGACTTCGTCACCATAAACCCAGCGAATGGATTTGCTCTGAAGATTTGCAAGGTTGGCACCGCCGATGTGAAGCGGCATGTGTGCAAAGAGAATTTCCCCCTTGCGGAAGTTGCCACGGTTCTTGCCTGTCGGCAGCAATGGCTCGACCTTGTCGTTTGTCTTCAATGACGGATGAAATCGTGTGTCCACCCATGCGCGTGCGTCGTCATCTGTCTGCATAGTGATGAGCGTTGGCCCAGGTTCTTCGGCTATGATCCACGGCAGCACACCTTCCAGCATGGTTGTCTTACCACTACCGACTGGTGCCATGACAATGATTTCTTTGTTCTCATCATCTGCAATCTGTAACATCGGCCAACGCAGCCAAGGCGTCGAGTCAATGTCGAAGTTTGGGCTTCGTGCCGACTGTGGCAGCTTGACATACTTGCACGCCCACTCGACGACGTTCATGTCGCTTGGTGGCGTGATAGCTTTGCAGAATGCTTTAAGTGCTATGCCCATTTAATCTAGAAAGATGTTCCCCTCTTCGTCCATGCGTATCACTCTGATGTCGATGGCAACTTCTCTGCCTTCATGAATCACCATCTGATCCTCGACGAATTCAATCACGTCACCAATCTCCGGCTTGCGGTCGCGTGGGAACTGGATTGCCTGGCATGAGCTGTGCCACTCTGTGTCAAAGGTCGGATTGTAGCTGATGCAAACGTCCCAGCACCAGTCGTTCCAATCACGAACCGCAACCACTTCCGCTGTCTCTGTCTCTTTGCTCATCTTGTTCTTGCTCTTGTGTTTTCTTCTTACCGAATATCCTTTCCCAGCCAGAAGCATACTTGTCATTCTGTGGCTTGGTCTTGATCTTATCCCTTGTGATCTCATTGCGTGCTGTTTTACTTCCCATTGTTCTATGTGTAAAGTTTGCTGGTTTCGTCTGCGAGCATACCGTCAATGCGGAGCATGTATTCGCGTATCTTCTTCTTGCCCTCGGCTGCTGTCAATCCTTCCAGCATCGCCGGCAAGTCTGCTTGACATTGTCGATGCGCTGCTGCCACGGATGCGCTGATTCTCGTCATATCATTCACGACCTCGTCCTTGTGGATGTAGTCACCTTCTAGAATCTCAATCTGTCTCAGCTTGTGGATGCCATCAATCTTGGTCTTGAGTGTCCGTGCCTCATTGTAGTCTGTGGCGTTGCGAACCTGTGCCATCAAGTCGCGCTCTGCCTCCGTCGCCAGGTGTGGTGTTTCTGGTTGCTCGTCCTGTTCCCACGGGATGCCATTGATCCATGCGTGCGGTCGCTTCGCTTTAGTGTTGATGATGTAGTCTGCGAACTCGTCTCGGTTCTGCACATCAACGCCATCTGCCCGCGCTCGTCGAAGCGTTGCTGTGCTTACACTGTAGTCGTCTGCAAGCTGTTGCTGTGTGAGTTTGGTGGGCTGTTTCATATTACAATTAATTTGTGCAAAAGAGGCGTTTTTTAACAATAAGTATAGACGACCGCGTTCAGCTCTTCCCAGCAAGAGATTCCTTAGTGGGGGGTGGTGTAATCATAGACTATTGTAGAACTCGACGACAGGCTTCAGCACGTCCTTGACTTGTTCACGCTCTGATGCTGGCCACTCTTCGACTGGTCTTCTGTCCAGTGTCCTGTTGAGTTTGCCTGCATACGATGACGTTGATCTGACCACGCTTGCTGGCATTGGCTCTCGCTTCGGTTGCTCTGGTCGCTCTGCTGCCTCCAGTATTCCACAGAGCTGTAGCTGTCGCTTGTCATGCAGTGCTGGTCGTTTGCTGGCTGCGTCATGCAATGAGAGATATGCTTTGACTTGTTCGCCTGTGATGTCTGCGTTGCTCAAGAAGCCGGCGAGATCCTGCTTGTGCATCTGCTTTGCCTTCTCAACTAAGCCAGCACACATGATGCGCCTGTTGATTGCTGTCTGCATGTTGTTGCGTGCATACATTGTGGTCTGCTCTGCTGCGATGTGTGCCTCTTTAATGGCGTGCAGCAGTGTGTCGTCGATGTTATTGATACTAATGTCCATATGTGTATGCGTTGGTGTTGATGCCTATAATTGATTGAAATGCTTTGATTGATTTACTTAGGGCTTGGGGAGACACATTGAGCTGACATGCCCTGTCCGTGATGCTCATGCCCTCACACACTGCCAGCCCCAATGCGTATGATGTAGCCCAGTTGGCTAATGCAGGGTTCTTGGCGTTGGCGACATAGTCTGCCTTGAGGTTCATGACTCGCATGAATCGCCTTGATGCCTCGCGATAGAGATTCTCCTCATGCGTTAGCTCATCATCTGGGTAGACGAAATCTACTGATGGTTCGTTCATGATGCGCTTGGTGTGTGATTGTGCTCGCTCAATGGTGCTTCTCCTCTTGCCTCTAGTGTGCGCTGTAATAGTGCCAATGCTCGCCATGCCACCTTCGTTGCGTGCAAGATGCCGTCGTCGTCCATGTGCTCATACTGCATGAGGTGACGCAATAGCGCATCTGGCTCATCTGTTGACTTCTCCCTTGCCCAGTGCAGTGGCTCGCCCTTATTGTGCTGCTCGTTGCCCTTCTTGCTACATACAGAGACTTGCCAGAGCGCATCTGGAAAGTAATTGATTGCACCGCTAAATACAGGTGCTTGCTTGCGCTGCTGGTGCTTGTCTCGCTCTTGGTGTAGCTCTAGATCACCCTCGCCCACTGCTATTGGCTCGTAACTAATCATTTTGTGTTCTTTTTGAATTTCTGCTCTGTAGCGTATTGCATACGATAAGCCTTGTCAGTGTCCCACTCATGCAGCAGACCGCAATAGACGCGTTTCCCTTCAATGTATGTGTTGATTAAATAAACGCCTTGATGCGTGCTGTAGTAGCAGCCCTTGATGCCTGTTGGCTCTGGCTTCTTCGCTTCTTTAGGTTGCCTCGCTCTCAACTTTGCCGTTGCTCGGTGCATCGCCGCTATCTCATTCGGTGTCCAATCATAGAATATGCTCATGGTGTTGTTGTGTTATAGTTTTCTAGTAAATCCCAGTTGTCGGAAATGTGCTTTTCCTTGTTCCATCGGATGCTTGCTTTGCCAACGATGTCATCAAGCCGGTGCAGAACCCATTTATTCTCCTCTTGTATAAAGACCGCCATAATATCGAATGCCGAAGCCTTATACTTAGTGAAACGTGGCTTGCCGTTGCCCAGCCTGTTTGATGTCTTGCATGATCCAACGAGTGCCTTCCACACTTGTGCGAGGTGAGGTTCCGCTTTTTGCAATGTGCCTTTCTTAATCTGCACAGCTATCATGCGCTGTCCTGGTCGCTTGATGACCATGTCTGTGCGTGTGTCGTGACTAAATGGTAAATAAGCCTTGTATCCTCGCCTGTATACTTCAGCGAGGAAGCTGGTTTCTGCGATGTCTCCGCTTGAGTTGCTCATGTTGCGAAATATAGTAAAGATAAATCAGAATTATTCAAGAACATAATTCATTTATATTTAGCCAAGTAAGCTGCCAGCTCCTTGGGGCAGTAGCTGCTGCCCTTGGCCAGATTGTCGGACTTCCACAGCGGCTGAAGGTTGCGGTGGTGGTTCAATGCAAGCATCTCTGCCTCTGTGGTTGCTGCTGAGACAGGCAGCCGATGGTCGATGTGGATCTCACTCATTCTCTCCCAGCTCATGCCATCTGTGAACTGTGCCTCAATGTGCTGTTGGTATTCTTCAAATGAGCAGCCGAGGATTTCATGGGTTTTTGATGTCTTGCTGTAGCCGCCGTTTCTGAGTGAGTGGCGAATCAAGCTTCTAATGTTTTGAGTTAGTCTGAATAGAGTATCCTTGGCTCTGCGCCCTCTCGCGTATCGCCTATTCTTTTTTTTGACCGCCTCCTTGTTGGCTTCTCTATATTTCTTGCCCTGCTCCGCAACCGCCTCCTTGTTGGCTTGATAGCGTTGCTTCCGCTTCTCGGTAAGCGATTCCTTGTTGGCTTGGTAGTATTGCTTTGCTTTCTCTGCACGATACTCCTTGTTGGCTTGGTTCCATTGCTTATGCCTCTCTAAAATTGTCTCCTTGTTGGTTTGGTAGTATTGCCTTTTTCTCTCGTTGATTATGTCCTTGTTGGTTTGGTGGTGTTGCTTGTGCCTCTCTAAAATTGCCTCCTTGTTGGTTTGGTAGTGTTGCTTGTGGTAGGCTGCAATTGCATCCTTGTTAGCTTCGCGGTATTGCTTCGCGCAACACCTGCACATTGTCTGTCTGCCGTCTTCTCTTTGCTTGCTTTTATTAAACTCACCAAGCGGCTTGCTCGTTTTACACTTGTTGCAAATCTTCATTAGCGAACATACTACACCACCACCGCCAGGAGTCAAGCCATCAAGTGATGTTTTTACCACTTGTCTGATTTCCTTAGATTGTCCTTTGCCCATAGTGGTTGAAGGTTGGTGTAGTGAAAGCACTCACGCTGCTGCTCTGGATCAGTAAGATCGAAGCTAGCACATGGTCTGATGTGGTCTATGTGGATGCCGTGCACCCCCATCTTGTCCCAGCTCATGCCTTCAGTGAACTGTGCCTCGATGTGTGCGCGTGCCTCCTCGTAGGTGCAACCAAGCAGTGACTTCGTGGTGTCTGCTTTACACGTGCCTTTTAGTGCGAGGCGCAACCTAGTCCTTAGGGTTTGCGTCACCTTAAACTCCGGATCATTGGCATATTTAATTTTAGCATAGGCAATCGCTCTGTCTTTGTATTTGCGACTATTTCTTGTGTATGTATTTCTCTTGTGTTGTTTTGTTTTTTCTGGATTTCTTTTTTGGTAATCCACCACATCACCAACCCTGCACGGCTTACATCTACCATCAACACCCAATCGGCCTGTTTTGTGTTTATAGAAAAAACTAGTGTCTTTATTTTCCCCGCACTTATTGCATGTCTTTGTCATAATAAAAATGCCTCACCCAGTATCCGAATTAAAGAGAAGCGTTGCGGGCTGCTCGGATGCCAGGTGAGGCGAAATGTAATTTATCAGCCCGCAACAGGTTGATGACTGATATTGCCATATTGACCAGTATTGTCAAGATGTCATTTGTCATTTATCATTTTTGTCCATTTGTCATCTGAGCGAAAAACGAAAGCAACCTCTAAGGGAAATTTGACTTTGCGTTTTCTCTTTCGCGAGGGGTCGGGGGTGTGCTTTTAGCAGCACACACCCCCTCTCCGAGACCCTTGTGGATGAGCTTTTTGGGATAATGAACTTTCGCTCTCTTTCCTTATGTAATATAGCTTTATCATTGAAAAACGAAAGGCGAAAGTTCATTATTATAATCATTTTGCGTAATGAACTTTCGCTCTAGAATGGTTGATCATCACCTGGCACAGTAATCAGCTTGTCTTTTTCCTCCAATTTATCATTTTTCGTCATCTCATTGATTCTGGAGCGTGCCGTTTGCTTGCTCACATTGTATGATTCGTGCAACTTATTCACCAGATTTGACCTCTCAATGCCGAGCGGAACCGTCTTGCACATGTCAATCACGTTGGCCTCAGTGAGCTTTTTGGCACTTCCACCAGGCTTCTTGAGTGCCTCTGGGTCGCTGTCTTCGACTGGAATGAAGTTCGGGAACTCGCATCTGACCACCACCTTTGCAGGCTTGGCAAAGTTTCTGGCAGTAGTATCCACCACATAGCAGTTGTCATCCTCATGGCTGACAAGGTCGATGATGGCATCAGGCTCTCGCCCCCACACGCCAGCACCGCTCATGCGCTCAATGGCGTCTACGCCGCTCTTGTTGCCTTTACTGTGGTGGTGGCTGAATGCTGTGGCTGTCTGCGTTTCGTGTCCCATACGCTCCAGAGCGTTCAGCAGCATGGCAACGTCACCGTTGCTGTTCTCATCACAGTCACCGAGCATCTTGTAGATTGGGTCGAGGATGATCAGCCCGTAATGCTTGCTTGATGCGTCAATGTGCGCCTTAATATGTGCTGACAACTCCACCCAGCCAACGTTGTATCCACGCAGGTTAAGGATGCTTGGTGGTTGCTGGAAGTGCTTATCTCTGGTAATCATGCGGAAGCGTTCAGCTAACCACGGCTCAGTCAGCTCAAAGTTGACATATAGCACGTCAGCCTGCTTGCATTGATGGCCGAGCCACTGGTCACCGTTCTGCACAGCATACGCCAGATGCAACATCAGCCACGTCTTGCCAGCTTTTGACGATGCTGACAGGATGAGCTTGTCCCCTAGGCCAATGACGCCCTCAATGAGCTGTTCTGGCTTATCTGGGAATGCTGCCACAAGCGAGTCAGCATCAGTGACAGCAGGCAATGCTGGCTTGTCGTCTGCATCATCAGCAGGCTCACTGTATGGGTCTTTTATCACGTCGAAATCCTCAAATGTGGCGTTTAGCTTGTCCCTCTTGATAAACAGCGGATTGCGCCCACCATTAGCATCAGTTGCCATCTTCACCACAGTGGCTAACGTCACGCCATCACCGCTGAAGCCAGCCCACTTGCGCTCGCATTCACCTGGACGATACGACTCACCGCCAGCACTCCAGCCAGCCCACACGTCACAACTGCACCCGTGAGAGTGTAGAGCCATGCCAACGGCTACCCAGTCGGCGTAGTCCATGTCAGGGTGTAGATGTTGGAGGCATAGCTGTGCCTCATCGTCAGCAGATAAGCTGCTGCCAGTGATGCTCGGTGCACGGTATTGCTTGCGCTCCTTCAGCGGTGCAGGCTCAACAGTCTCACCTGTCCACGCCTTCAAGCGGTCGATCATTGTCGTCTTGATGGACGGATCGTAACAGAGGAAATTCACCCGCTTCACGTCCTTGCAGGCGCGGTCAACGATGATGCCCTCCTTTAAAAATTGCTTTTCCAGCGCCATAAACGAACGCTGATGCGTGCTAATGTCTGGATCAATGCCACAGAGCACCTTGAGCCCCTTCCAGCTAGGTGACAAGCAATAGCCTATTATATAGGCGTGCTGCTCGCACATCTTCTCCACCATCGCTGACATCTCATCCAGCGAAATGTCTGGGTTGTCTGCGCCGTCCAGATCCATCAGAATCAGCCCTGTGCGCTTGTCATCTGGTGAAACCCTGCGGCATGTCGTGTCTGCTGAGATGATCACCGCCGGCAGCTTCAACTTGAGCCTGCTGCGTTCATCCTTGCTAGGTGCATTCAGCACATCATCAGTCAGCCGTTTCAAGTTCTCACTGGTCATCATCTGCTCAAGCACGCTAAGAAGCGGCACAGATTCGACTTGTGAGTTGGGGTCAGTGATGTTGCGTTGGATGCCTACGTTTATTGTTTCTTTCATTGTTGTTGTATTATTCATTGTGATTGTATTCGATTTCGATCAGCAGGTTCAAGAAGTGTATCGCCTTCTTGATGTCCTCTGCTCCGTTTTTGTTTCTATGCCTAGACACGTATTTAACCACGCACCCTTCAATAAAGTTTAGCCCATTGCGCTGGCTGTATTCAGCGGGCTGGATTGCCATTGTCTTATAATGGTCACCACCCACTTGCTGGGATGATGCCATGCTTAACTCCTCTGCCAGCTCAACGTCAGCGACGCCAAAGGCTATTGGTCTGTGTTTCTTATTCATAAATTGTTGCCAAGCCTTCTTCTAGCAATAGCTTGTTGATGTTGATTCCGTCAATATAAATCGTGCCGAGCCATCGTCCGAACTTACCAGAGCGATCCTTGTGACTGTGTAGCATCACCTCCTTGCCCTCAATAAGCTCGCGCAAGCGTGCCGCTGCAATCAGCCCCTGTGGGCGTTCTGCCCCGCGTATCTCTGGCGTATTAATGCCGAAGAGTCGGATCTTCTGATTGAGCATTGCCATATTGAAGCCGAGCTGGATGTCTAGCGTCACACTGTCTCCATCATATACGCGAACGCATGTGGCTTTGTATGTGTAGAGATCGCTCACAGGTCAAAATCATTTAAGCTTCCTCCACTGAGTGTCTCATAAACGTGCTCTGCGAGTGTCACAGATGGCACGTGGTTATTGTTGCGAATGTTTAAGATGGTGCTTGGTGCTACTCCGCAGCGTGCAGCAATCTTATAGTCTGGCTCTTTTTCCATCAGTATCAATACACGGATTTTCTCCAGCAAATACGATTTCTTCTTCTGTTTCGGTGTCATGGTGCATCATGTATAAACTATTTTGCATTTTGTGTCAAATATATATTGACATCGTCTGCAGATTGGTTATGATGAGGACGTCAATGAGACCAAACATCATGAAAAACAACAAGAAAAACAAGCCAAAGCCAGCCGACCTTCGCCGTCGAACATACAAAGTTTACGACAACAACAAAGCAGTTGATGAGCGTGACATACTGCGCAACTTATTATCAAGCAAGTTGCCGTTGACAGTCAGCGAGGTTTACAAAATCATTCAATAATCACCGCCATGCAACACGCCAAAGCAAGCCCAAGCGGCTACAGAAAATGGTCAACCTGTCCTGGCAGTTTGACGCTAGAAAAGAGACTCGGTGACCTCATCCCCAAAGACGAGGGCAGCGAAGCAGCCAACCTAGGAACCGAGCTACACGACAATGCAGAGCGAGCACTCAAAGGAGAATGCGAGCCATGTGAAGCAACACAGTTCTATGTCAGCTTCTGTAGACAGCTCGCAGCGCAGAAAGACGCAGAGATGATCGTAGAGGCTCGCGTGCCACTATTCTACAGCAGAGACGAGCATGGTTACGCTGACTGCGTTATCAGAACCGAAGACACAGTCCACGTGGTTGACTTAAAGACAGGTTCTATACCCGTCGATGCAGTCAACAACTGGCAGCTTGCCATCTATGCTTACGGCATGGGCATGACATCAACTGAGACATTCACCATGACCATCATTCAGAATGACGAGGCAAAGTCATGGTCACTCTCTGTTGACCAGATAGACGCGCTTGCCTCAGTCATCGGCGTCAAAGCAGAGGCAGCAATGAACGACTACATACATGAGCTGGTAGCATCAGAAGATGCGTGCCGCTGGTGTCCATGCAAGCCGTTCTGCAAAGCCTACACCGCCAGCTTGCTTGAGAACTTCGAAGACCTCACCGGCGACATGGTGCGTCTCAGCGACGAGAAGCAAGCATATCTATTCTCACACAAGTCACAAATCACCAAAGCACTCAACGCCATCGAGGCATCATTATTCAGCCGAGTCAACGCTGGCGAGGCTATCAATGGCGTATCCATCACCACAGGCAGACGCGCAGCCAAAGCATGGGACAAAGACGTTGACCCAGTGGCTGAGATGGTAGCCAACGGCATCGAGCCAACAGAGGCTGTTGTCAGCAAGCCAATCACGCCAACACAGGCACTGAAGCTGTCGCCAGACGTCAAGGGCTGGATACAGCCAGAGGGCAAGCCCAAGCTAATGGCTGGCGAGGCATACAACCCAGCCAACGACTTCGACGTGCTTGAATAAACAATCTGGTATTGCGGCGGGGTTTTATTCATTGTCCCCTGGTCATTTTCATCGCCATATCGGTAACCGCATAAAAGCCGATAACTTTCCACAATCAAAAGGTGCCAAGGGGCAGTCTCCACCAAGAATTAAGTGAGACAAAAACCAATATAGAAAATATACCATATCATGAAGTTAAAGTTAAATAACGTCCGTCTGTCCTTCTGCGATCTCTTCACCGCTGTCAGCAAGTTTGACGGTGACCCAAAGTACAGCGCATCATTCATCATTGATCCAAGCTCCGAGGATGGCAAAGCCAACCTGGCAGCATTCAAGAAGGTTGTGCGCCAGATTGAGGCAGAGAAATTCAACGGCAGCGAGATGCCAACGGATAAGCTGCCGATCCAAGACGGCAACGACAAAGGCTACGATGGATGGACAGACAATGTCATCATCAGCGGAGCCAACAAGAAGCGTCCTGTCATCGTAGGACGCCAGCGCCAGCCGGTAGCCGAGGGCGACCTCGACAGCCCAGTAAGTGGAGACTACGTCAACGTGGTGCTCGACCTCTGGGGCATGAACAACAATTATGGCAAGCGCATCATCGCCAGCCTTGAAGCTGTTCAGTATGCCGCCAAGGGCGAGCCATTCGTTGCATCATCCGTCAACGTCGAATCTGACTTCGAAGACATCTCCAGCGACGTATCAGTTGCAGACGTCAAAGACACGTTCGGTCTGTAATCACCTTACAGCCTCCTGCCCTGTAATGGGGCGGGGGGTATTATTATACCTTTATACTATATCAAAATGAAAAACATAAAAGAAACCATACTAAAAGACCTAAAGCCAATGAGCTTGGCAGAACAGGTAAGCTATATTAATGAACTGAGAGAGTTTATACATGACAACAGCCCCTTTAAAGATGAGCCTGTTGATTTTGTAAAATGGGAGGCTAGTGACAATGTTGTGGCCAACGATTACAATCCCAACAAAGTAGCCCCACCTGAAATGGAGTTGCTTGAGGTTTCTATCATGAACGATGGATACACGCAGCCGATTGTCACATGGAGCAATCCAGAAAAGGGAAAAACTGAGGTTATTGACGGATTTCACCGTAACAGGGTAGGTAAAGAATCAAAGATTGTCAGTAAGCGCATAAAAGGCTTTTTACCTGTTGTTAACATTAGGCAAGAGCAAAGCAGCAAGAATGATAGGATAGCTTCCACTATTAGACACAACAGGGCCAGAGGAAAGCACCAGGTTGATGCCATGAGTGAAATTGTTATAGAACTAAAAAACCGCAACTGGACAAATCAGCGCATAGCAAAACAGCTAGGAATGGATGAAGAGGAAGTTCTCAGGTTGTGCCAAATATCTGGTCTTGAGAATTTATTCAGCGACAAGGATTTTAGTAAGGCTTGGATAGCCGAAGACAGCACAGAGTCTTTCGAGCCGATCACTGACGATATCCCCGAAGAGGTCATCAAGTCATTTAGAGCTGGTAACACAAATGATCCAGACAGAATCTTTCACACATATGAAAAATGGGAATGTTACAAGGCGGGATTTTACGCCACCACAAAAGATGGTTGGAGTCATCAGCAATGCAAAGATGAGTTTGTAAGAATCCTGTCCGATCAGAATCTGTTTGGCGAAGCATTGAGTAATATTATTCGTGAATGGAAATACTCTTGCGAGCATTATCTGACCAATAAAGCCATGAATAGAATTGCATGGCTTGGACAAGCCGCTGTGTGTTATTTGTCAGGTGTGCCATCAAGGTATTCCAGTGCATGGTTTGACATAGATGAAGAGACGCGGAAGCTTGCTGATGAAACAGCATTGTGCTACTTGAACAAATGGCTTGCCAACCACCAGCAAATTGAACTTGATTTTGACGAAGCAGCTAACATTTCCAAACAAGTAGAACTATACTAATATGAGCCGAAAACTATATTTAGACAAAAGTGTATTGGATTGTTCAAAGGACAGGATTTCCAAGGCATTTGACGACTTTGAAAAATTATACATTAGTTTTTCTGGTGGTAAGGATAGCTCAGTAATGACTCATCTCGTTATGGCTGAAGCTATAAAAAGAAACAGGAAAGTAGGGTTGCTTATTATTGACCTGGAGGCTCAATATTCAGAAACCATCACCCATATCGAGGAAATCATTGAGGAATACAAAGATCATATTGACCTGCACTGGTTTTGCGGAGAGTTGCTATTGCGTAATGCTGTGAGCGATTTTGAGCCGAAATGGGTATGTTGGGACGAAAGTAAGCAAGACTTATGGGTGAGAGAAAAGCCTGCATTAGCGGCAGATTTATCACAATATGATTTCTATGTTCCAAAAATGGAGTTTGAAGAGCTAATGGTTATTTTCGGCAAGTGGTATGCGGGGGATCAATCTTGTGCTGCGTTTATTGGAATAAGGTCAGACGAAAGCCTGCATCGTTATCGTGCAATAACATCCCAGAAAAACGGATTGATGCACAAAAACTACAAGTGGACAACTAAGGTTTCCTCTCACTTATATAATGCTTACCCAATTTATGATTGGAGAACTGAAGATATATGGCTCTACCACTTCAAGCACCCAGAGCTGTCTTATAATAAAATTTATGATATGATGACAAGGGCGGGAGTTAAGTTTAGCAATCAGAGACTATGTCAACCTTTTGGCGATGATCAAAAGAAAGGTTTGTGGCTGTATCACATTTTAGAGCCCATGACATGGTATAAACTGCTTAACAGGGTCAGCGGTGTAAACAGCGGATCTCTATACGTTCAAGAGAGAGGTAACATAAATGGAGCTAACGACATCACTAAGCCTGGCAAACACACGTGGGAAAGTTATGTCAACTTTTTGCTTAAATCACTGCCAGTCAAAATGAGGCAACATTACAGCAACAGGTTTATTAAGTTTATCGCAGGCTGGAAACAAAGAGGTTATGATTCTATTCCAGATCAAGCGCCACATGATTTAGAGATAAAATGCTGGGCTCCAAGTTGGAAGCGAATGGCCCGTTGCATTTTACGTAATGATTACTACTGTAAGGGTTTGGGCCAAACACAGCCAAAATCGGAAGCTTATGAAAAATTTAAATCCATTAAAACCAAGCGCCGTTTAGAGGCTGAAATGTCATGACCGAAGCACAGATTGAGCGCAAGATATGCGAACACGCCAAGCTGCGTGGCTGCATTGCCTACAAGTTCACAAGCCCTGGCAGAGCAGGCGTGCCAGACAGGGTGATCCTGCTGCCAGATCGCAGCGTGATATTCATCGAAGTTAAGACGCCCACAGGCATCGTGTCGGCACTGCAAAAGAATGAGCACCGACTGATACAAGCCTGCGGGCATATGGTCTACGTTGTTGACTCAGTAGAAGAAGGAAAACGAATTATAGATGAACACCTTTAAACCCTTCGAATACCAGCATGGCATGGTTGAGCATCTGCGCGACACGCCACACGCCGCCCTCTTCGCCGGGATGGGCTTGGGCAAGACCCCCTGCACTCTTGAGGCATACCACCAACTGCGCGAGCGTGGCGACTTTAAGGGCGTGCTGATCATAGCACCGCTGCGTGTGTGCTCAGTGACATGGCCAGACCAGGTGGCACGCTGGGGCTTCGACTTTAAGGTTGCCAACCTACGCACAAAAGAAGGCAAGCAGGCGTGGCTAGACGGCAGTGCTGACATCTACCTCATCAACTTCGAGCTTGTCAGCGGGCGTGGCAGCAAGAAAGGTTTCCTTGATGAGTTCGTTGGCAAGGATATGCCAGTTGACACGCTGCTCATCGACGAGCTATCGTGCCTCAAAGCCAACTCTAAGCGCACCAAGGCAGTCATCAAGGCACGCACCCACTTCAAGCGCGTCCACGGACTCACAGGCACACCCAGCCCGAATGGCTTAATGGACTTGTTTTACCAGCTCAAAGTGCTGGATGGTGGCGCGAGACTCGGCAAATTCATCACGCATTTCAAGACACGCTGGTTTGACAGCGATTACATGGGATACAACTTCACGCCCAAGCAGCACGCCCACCAGGAGATCAACGCAGCCATTGCCGACATTTGTCTTGTGCGCCGTTCTGAAGAGCATCTGGACATACCTGACTGCAATGTCATTGATGAGAACGTAACGCTTCCAGCGAAGGTTATGAAGCAATACAAGGCACTTGAGCGCCAGCTAGTAATCGACATTGATGATACAGTCGTGGACGCACAGAGCGCAGCCACCCTTGTCAACAAGCTCCAGCAGTTCACCGCTGGCAGTGTCTACGATGAGAACGGCGAGAGCGTCCATCTCCATACAGCCAAGCACGCAGCCCTAGCCAAGATCATCAAGAAGCACTCACCGGTGCTGGTGCTGACACGCTACAAGTCAGAGATGTCAGCATTGCTTGAGGCGTTCCCAGAGGCACAGGCATTCGATGAGACGCGCATGGATGATTGGCGTGCTGGCAAGATACCTGTGTGGGTAGCCAACCCCGCCAGCTTGTCGCACGGCATCGACGGCATACAAGACTCATGCTCTACCATTGTGTGGATGTCTCTGACTTATAGCCTCGAACAGTATGAGCAGACGAACGCTCGCATCCTTAGAACTGGACAAGGAAAAGCCGCCAAGATATTTCGCATCATGGCGGCTGAGTCTATTGACTGGGTGGTGGCTAGTGCGCTTGAAAACAAGAGCGAAGGTCAGTCCACATTGATGGCATCAGTTGGAATGCTTCAGCGTGCTAACCAAGACGCGCAGCAAGATTCAAAACCTTCATCTCGAAGTCATGATCAGACAGGCACTTGGCGCGGACTTTTTTGATTGCTCCGTAATAATAGTATTTGCTATTCCTGCCCAAGAGGTTCGGTATTTTACCGCGAGGCATTTTGCCAGCCAGTAAGTATGCACAAACGTCCCTGGCATACATCAAGCTCTTGCTGCCCTTTCTGCCCTCCACAATGTCCATTGGGTTAACATCAAAGGCAGCGGCAGCAGCAAGGATGATTCGCTGGAGTTCATCGTTATTCATCATCATCTCCTTCATGCCAGTGCCACACAGTCTGCCCGTCGGCATTCTTGATTGCTGACTTTTGATAGTAGCCATCCTTGTATCCGATCTGAACTGCCGCTGTGCTGATGTTGAACGTGTGACCATTCACTGCTCCACCTTGGCAGATGTTTTCTAGTGTATCCATTTGTTCTCCTTCGTTTCGGTTTCTTCTTCTTCATCCGCTGGCGGTGCTGGCGGTGTCTCCATTGCATCATATAGCAGGTTTAATCCTGCTACCATTGCGTCTAGCGTTGTTGTTTCTTTTGGTTCCATATTATTATTGGTTCATTCTTGCGTTGTCCCATAGCTGCTCTTCTGCGTGTTTGAGTTGAGCGTCTGTGAGTTCGATTTCTTCATCATTGATGTCAGTGGCTGAGTGGATTTCGATTTCATCTGGATCGTCTGGGGTCTCCAGTTGTCCGTAGTAATCGCGCATTCCCTTCACGCCCTCAATGATGTATCCTGTCACGATGATTGGGTCATCGTTGTCGTCGTATATTGTTGTCTCTACGTTCATGGCTATTTGCTTTGCTGTTGTGTATCCCAGAGGATCTTGATGATGTTATTCTGAGCTTCTAGATTGAGGCGCAGCAGTTCAATCTGTGTCTTTGCGCTTTTGTGTATGCTGTAAACATAGCAAGGCAAGAACAGCGTGAGAAATCCTAGTATGAGGATGACTGGTAGCAGCAGTAATGATAATATTTCCATTGTTCTATTGTGTTGATGATGCCACCATGATGTAAGCGGTGGCAAAGATTCCGATGATGGCAAGTGCCGTGGCGATTTCAAAGATTGCGTAGATTATCAGTTTCATCTTGTATTGTTTTAATGATTAGCTTCTGGACTTCTTCTGGCTTGAGCTTTTGCTTACGGATTAGGTATTCAATAGCCGCCAGTATGCTTGCGGTTCTGTGTTTGTGTTTCATAACGACCACAAGATACATAATCAATATGTTGAGTGCAACATGAATCGTATATTTATTTTCACGCACAAAAAAGCCCCCTGTAAAAAGGAGGCTGGGGGTGCGGTGAATAACGCTGCTAATCACCGCGTTTTCGCAGATCCTTCGTCAGCGATTCAAGCGCATTGCCAAGCCAAGCGTGTGCGGTTTTAGTCTTTCTTCCTCGCGATCTCGACAGTGAGATCGTTGATTGCATCACTGAGCCTGTTGAAGCTCTTGTCATGCCGCTCGCTTTCCTTCTCTCTCTGGTCCTCATGCTTGCCAACGATTGTGCCGATAAGTTTGTCTTTCTTCTCTAGCGCAGCGAGAAACCACCGGCACACACCTACGATGCACCCTATGGCAAAACCCGCCACCCCATATTCAACCAGAATGGACGGGTCAAACATGGCTATTTGTTGAGGCGGGTTGTGGTCAGATAAAGATGGATAGTGGTCAGCCCACTTGCTGAGAAAATGAAAAGACGCATTGCTGACTGCACTGCGACTGGCACGGTTGGAAGCATGTTAAGATATGCCAGCATAGCAAAAGCAAGCGTTCCTGCACCTAGCAATGCCTCACCGATTAACTGCCACATAAGTGCCTTACTGAGACTCCTGCTGCCATTTTTGAGGTGTTTTGATTGTTGCCTGAATTTAACGGCAACAAAGATTGACAGCACCACAGTGGATGAGCCAAGCATGACGATAAGTAAGGTCAGATAATCAATCATAAATTCAGATGCTTTTCAATTCTAGCAACTCTCTGCTCTAGCGTCAATGCTGGTTTGTTGTCTGGCCCGAAGTGGTCAATGATTCCATCAGCAATTGCCTCAGCATGTTGCTGTTGTATCTCGTCACTGGAGATCCACTTTGCCTCCTCTGCATTGCTCAGAAAACAGCACTCGACGAGAACCGCTGGCATGTTGGTGTGCTGTAACACGCTGAAGTTGGCTTCCTTCAATCCGCGTGCTGGGATTGTGAACCTGGCGGCGTATCGTTTGCCGATGCTGGCAGCCAGCGCATCAGCGTCGCCTGTGTCGCCCTTGCTAGTGAAGATCTCCCAGCCTGTCGCGCTGGTGCTGCTT